GTAAACCATGCCGGCTCGGAACTGCTTGCTGATCTCGGCGACGGGATTGAGCAATCCCTGCATCGAGAGCATCGCACGCGAATTGGTATGCGGATCGTTCACGACCTTGCGGCCCGGCATCGGAGGAGCCGAGTTATCCGCCAGCAATGCACGAGCATTGACGAACGGAGCCGAGTTCACCGCCAGGATGTTGTTCGAGGAGTCCACGTTTGCCGTCATGTTGCAAACGCCGCCCTCCGCACCGAGCATGATGGTCTGGGCCACGTTGCCGGCCAGAACATTGACGCGGGGAGCAAGGAAGCGCTCCTCGTAATCATCCACATCAAGCGTTCGTTCCGCCGTGGTGAAAGCGATATCGACGTGACGCTGGAAGCTGACCGTCAGAACACCCTGTTGTTCGATGGTGTCCTGCAGCGAAATTCCGGGGCCGTCCGTAACGGTGTAATCGTTCGGGAAGCGGATGCGGAGCTGAGCGCCGATCTTGGCGCCTTCCTGACCGAAGCGATCATCGAAATCTCGATTGATCTGCATCATGAACCAGTTCGTGTTATTGAACAGGCTGATAGAGCGACGAGTGATCGCGCTCGGCGTGAGAATGCTATTGCTCATGGGATGAGCCTTTCAAAGTGATGCGCCCTTTCGCGACGCGATGATTGGGAGCAGCCGGAGCTGCGGTGTTTCCTTGGTTCCCGAGTCCAAGAAAAAGCGGGATGGGTAGCTCTAGAACGCTAGAGACGCCGGAGGTCGAAACCGGTTACGGCCAAGAGCCCTGCACCTTGCGGCAGGTAACGCACTCATTAAAAACCGCCCCAAGGCGGCTGGTTATCCGAATTTCTTTGCCAGTTGTTTCTTGCGCCAGGCTGACCACTGGGCATCGGACATCTTGTCCTCGTCCACCTCTTCAACCCCGCCGGCCGCCTCAAGGACTGGCTTGGGTGCCGGTACCTTGCTAACAGGCGCGGGCTTCGGAGCGGGTGCGGCTTCTTTCGCGACAGGCTTGGCAATCTCAGACATCGAAATCCTCGTCAGTTCAGCGACCCTGCGTCGCGATGGCATGTTGACAAGCTGGGCGGCTCTCTCTGGGTTTTTGGCCAGAAAGTCGAACATCTTGTGTGCGGTGTCCTTGTCGGTATCGATGACATCACCGACAAATTCATCCGAGGTGGCGCCGACTGCAGTCAGGATAGCCAAGCTATCACCGAAGTCAGCGAATTCCTTCTGACCGGCCAAGCGGACATCAGTCGAGTCTTTGAATAGCAGTTTGGCGGCTGCCCTAGCCTCAACGGCGCTTTCAAAGTCTGGCGCGTCAGTGCGGGGGGCCGGTGGTGTGCGCTGCCCTTCCGGCGCCTGTCGGTCTATAAGAGCAAGCGCCTCAGCCTTCTCGCGCCTCTCCTTGTCAAGTTCAACCTGCAGCCGATCGGCCTTGTTCTGGTTCTCATGGATGCGCTGCATATACCAAGGGACTTTGCCCTTGTTGCCATGCTCGTGAACTGGCTCCGGTTGTGGTTCGGGTTCCGGTTCAGGCTCGGGGACAACCTCGCCAGCCAAGGCATTTTCTACAACCGGCTCGGGCTCCGGCGTGCCGTCTTCGTTTTCGGGCGAGCGGATGAATTGAAGATGCCTAAATACGTTCATGCGGTCCTCTTAATGTAAGGCACTGGTGCCGAGCAGCGTCTTGCGGACACTCTCGGCTTCCGTGCCATAGGTTTCGGCGATGGCCTTGTTTTCGAACTTGTCGCCAGCGAACTGCTGCGTACCCGGAGCCAATTGAAGGACATCCTTGGCTTGGGCGGACTGGCTCCAATTGGCCTGAATGATCAGGGCGCGATGCAACGTGACTTTCATGGCCTCAGGCTCGTTCGGATCAGCCAGCCGTGAGGCATACCAGGCCCGCACATGCACAACGAAATGCTTCCAAGCATGAGCAACGAAGGCATCTTGCGGGGAGCGCTTGGATAGTTTGCCGACCTCGTTCCAGCTTTTGCGGAACTTCTTCGAGCGATCCTCCTCGAAAAACTGCCCGGCGAATTCCTTGCAGTCGTGATCCATCATGCGGATAACGTCGAACACTTCCTTGTCGGAGACTTCTTCGCCGTCGATGATCATGCTGCCGCTTCCTCACTACTCGACTTGATATCCGCCGCGTTGGCGTCCCGGATCATGCCATACACATGATCGCGGCCCTGAATTTCAAGATCATGTTCCAGCTTGGCCTTGGTAGCGGGCGAAAGACCGAGTTCAACCATCGCCTCGATCAGAACTTTCATGCGGCTGGATTCCGCATCGAACGCCTTGATATCGTTCCGCTCGTCCCGGCCCCTGATCTTCAATTGCATGTCAGCAAGCTTGGTCATCAACTCGCCATTGAGCTTGCCGAGCGCCTGAAGCTGCTGGTTAAGCTTGGCAATGCCAGGATCAGCGTTTTCGTCGAACAGATAAGGCTTGGTCGCCTTGATCTCTTTCTTGAGCCGTTCCATGATTTCCTCGGCACCCGGGAAATCACCGAACTTGAACAGAAGATCACCAATAACGGCTGTGAGTGCCTCGCTCTGCTGCAGGATGGTGGCAATCGCGTTCCACGCTTCCTGTCGCTGGGTTGCATAGTTCGGGCCCGGATCAGACATCACGTCGTATTCTCCGACAGTCGGATTGAATACGATCTCTTGGGCCGCGTCCGAGTCCTTGGATAGTTCCTGAATGGCTTCCTTGGCGTCAGGGTCTATCGTGATCTGCTGCCGTGTGCCGTCCTCAGCCAAGACCTGTAGGATGCGCTTGGTGTCATAGACCTTGGGGATAAGATCGATGATCATAACGCCCAAATGACGGAAGAAATCATATTGATTGTCGGTAAAGTCGTAAGTCGCGGTATCGCCCTGACGCTGGCGTTCGTTAATGGCCTTACCGGACTTGGCATTCTCGTTCTCGCCCATCTGAGCCTGATACTGGCCTGAGGCCATCATCATCTGGTCTTGGGCGTCTTTCATGCCCTGTGCATAGATCGGCGCGCCGGTCGGCGGCTGTGTCCTTTGCGGCAGCGCCTGAGGAGGAAGAGGATCGCCTTCATCATCTAAATGATTGAACGGAAGAAAGGCATAATCTTCAACGTTGCTATTCTTCCATGCCTCCTGTCCTTCGAAGGCGGCGGCGGCTCCGGTATATGGCGCTTTTCCTTGCAGCGCCCCGAACTGAATCTGCGCGCTGGCATTGTAGTTCATCATCAACTGCTGAGAAATCAGGAACCGGGTCAGTCCCTTCCGGTCCAACTTGCCGTTGATGATCGTCTCTTCACCGGGCAGACGCGCGATCGGAATGTATTTCCCGATCCAGTCGCCGCGGTCGATGATCTGATCACCCGCAATCAAATACCATTTCACGTCTTGAGTGACGACCTCACGGAACTGACCGTCCAGTTCGCCGGATTGAATCTGCGCCTTGACGATTTTGTATAAATCCGGCTCGATCTCGCTACGATGCCCCTTGAACCTTGTACCATCCTCATTGAGGTAGGTTATCAGTTCATCCTTGTCCTGCGTCCGCTCGTAGAACATCGCGGTCATGACGTGATCGGCGGTGACCCAGAAGTCATCCATTCCGAAGATCGAGGTGCCTACCTTGTCCTTATATTTCGGATGCTTGGTGTTGAATTCCTCTTTCGGGTCTTTGCTGAATACAAGGCCCCAATTCGCATCAGATCCATCGGACTGCCGAATGTCCGGGTCAAGATAAACACAAGTCGGGTCTTTCACGCCGCAAATGTAGATATCCTGATCGAAGGACTTATCGTCCACATACCCGGTCTCGAGTGTGGCATAGCCTATCCCGCCTTCAACCTGATGCGTAATCGCCTTCTTGTAAGACAGGCTGGCTTTCGAGATGTACTCGACCCGCTGGGCCAAGGCCTGCATGATCTTGGCGGCTTCGTAACTGGCTTCGCCCCCGGTAGGCCTCAGCTTGATCGAGGCCTTGTTCTTCAGGCTTTCGTTGATGACCATCCGGTTGTGGGTACGGACTTTATTGATGGTCAGGCAGGGCTTTTGTTGGCCATCCCGGGCCGTGAACACCTTCTCCGGCCATTGATCATTGTTACGGGCATCCGCGTTAGCAAACTTAACATCCTCGCGGAAGAACTTGTCGGCATTG